GGAGGAGGATTCGGTGGTCTGCTATCAGGTCTAGCTGGAATTGGCACTAGCTTGTTTGGAGGACGCTCCCCTAAAGTAGAAGAGCCAAAGACAAAAGTTAGACCCGGAAGCAAAGCTGGCAAAGGTGAAGTTCACTTAGACAAGAACGGAAAGCCGCTGAGAGGCGCTGCGCTCGAGTCTAGAAAGATGAAGCTCGGTGCTGGTAGGGGAAAGTTCAGCAAGTTCGCTAGCGCTATTGGTGCTGGAGCTAAGTTCGTCGGAAAGAAAGCAGCTATACTCGCTGCGTTCGCGGCAGCTGGCCTCGGTGTAGAGTTCGCTCTAGCCTACTATAGCGAGAATGATCCCGAGAAGAGAAAAGAGATGCTATCATCGGCAGTAGAGACTGCTGGTGATGCTGGTCAGAAGCTGCTGGACACTCTAAAAAGTCTAGGAGAAGATGCTACCGTTCTAGAAGGACTTGGAGTAGCTGCAGTCGTAGCTGCACCTTTCGCTATAGAGAGCTTAGCTACTACAGTAGAGAATACAGTTAAACCCGAGCCAAAGCCTGAAGTAAAGCCTGAAGTAAAGCCTGAAGTAAAGCCTGAAGTAAAGCCTGAAGTAAAGCCTGAAGTAAAGCCTGAAGCACCGAAATCAGCTGAGACCAACGTCGCTAAGACCGCAGCTAAAGATGCTGAAGCAACTACAGCTAAGAAAGTGGAGAGCGGAGTAGCAAAGAAAGTAGCTAAGACCGTCACCAAGAAGAGTGAGCAGGAGATAGCTACAGTAGCTGCAAAGCTAGCGGCAAAGAAGGGCATAGGCTCAGCTCTAAGAAAGATACCAATTGCTGGAGCTCTAGTTGGTCTGGGATTTGGCTTGTCTAGGGTCTTAGGTTCAGGCGACTGGGTCGGAGCTGGAATGGACCTGCTGTCGGGTGTTGCTGGAGCTATACCTGGAGCTGGAACTGCTGCGTCGATCGGAGTCGATATAGCTAGCTTTGCTAGAGATCTCTATGCTGAGATATATCAAGATGAAGACGGCAACCCGCTATACCCTGAATCGGATCCTGACGCAAAAGAGAGATTAAGTGGCATCACGGCCGCGGCGGAGCAGGCGCTGAGAAGTCTGTGGTCAGCATCTCCTGACTCTGAGAAGAAGCCAATGAGTGACTTAGAGAGGGGAATGGACAACGCTAAAAACGCAGAGTTCGACCCGAGCACCGGAAGAAAGCTCTCTAAAGAAGAGGTCGACAAAAAGAACCAAGCTGCTCAGGGAGCTCCAGTATATGATGCTATGGGTAACTTCACTGGACTTTATGAATCTCCAGAAGACAACAGCGCATCGCTTGACCAGCAGCAAGCTCAGCGCGGAAACTTAGCTGACAAAGGAGATTTCAGGGCGAGAGGTCGCGGTAGAGTTGATCGCGAGTCCGGAGCTAGAAGAAAGCTCAATTCAGGAAACGTAGAGAAGGGCAGCTTCGAAGAGAGCATTCTAAAAGAGCAAGCAAAGCGAGAAGAAGATACTATCAAGTCTCTAAACATGATCGACGACTTCGCTATGAGAATGGGAATTCCCGAGCAAGACCACCACGCTTCTCTCTTAGGTAACGTTCCGGTCATGATCGATGACAAGAAAGTGCCAGAAGAGCTGTACACGGCTGACCAGAAGAAAGCTATAGAAGCAGCTAGGAAGATGAAAGAGATCAACGAAGATCCGGCAGCTTACTTCAAAGCTCATCCAGAAGAGCTGCAGCAAGATGACGACTTAGTTCCAGCTCAGAAGACATCAGCGTCAGCTCTGCAGAACTTGAACAGGGACAGGCAAGATGGGGGGTCCACTACCATCATCAAGCAGGGTGATACTATAAACAACGTCAATCATGGAAATGCCGGAGGCGGTGGATCCTCCGGCATCATTACTCCTACAAAAGAACCGGACCCGTGGGATAATACCCTATACGGTACTTACGCTTTTGGCGCTTAGTCCTTAGCCAGCTTCTTGAAGAAGCTGAGGTCGTCGTCCTCGTCATCCCACGGTGCGGAAGCTACCGGAGCTGCCTTTGGCTCAGCTGACTTCTGCGGAGCTGGGAACGCCTCCTCATCGCGGTAAGAAGTCTTAGGAGCGCTGTCAGCTACACCGAGAGCCCGCTCGAGGCGCGCTTTGAGCTCCTCGTAGGACTTAAAGTTCTTTGGATCGATGAGCTCTTGAAGTGAGTGCTCACTCTTCCAAACATTCTCAAGTGCCTCATCATCATCGAGAAGTGGGCCGGCTTTGTCGAACTCCGACTTGTCGTAGTTGCGGTAGTCAGCTACGTTGCGGATCTTCAACTTGAAGTTAGCGCCCTCCCAGAGATCAAATGGGTTGATCGGCTTCTCATCGCTGAACTGTGGGTGCATGGCCTCGTTGATCTTATCGAAGATCTTCTTGCCGTACTTGTAGATGAACACCTTGCCCTCGTTCTCAGGGCGAGTTGGGTCCTTAACTACGTAGATGTTTGAGTAGTAAGAGAGGCGGCGCTTCTGCTTGCGGACTATCTCTTTATTAGCCTCAATCCCGGAGTTCCAGAGCTTCGTGTTGTACTCGGAGACGGGGTCGGGCTTCCCGAGGGTGGTAAGCGAACGCTCGATATACCAACCTCCATCACCTTGGAACCCATGGTCCCAAATGCGAACAAAGGGAACGTCTTCCCCAGCTGGAGCTGGAAGAAAACGAATGACCGCATAGCCGTTGCCGGCTTTGTCGACGTCTGGTTTCCACTGGTTCTTGTCATCACCGCTGTCCTGGTAGTTCTGGTTGACTTTGGTCAACTCTGCAGTCAGCTTATCAAAGTTTGACTTGCGATTTTGCTTGAGGGCTTCGAATGTATTAGTCATGTGTATTCTCCATGTGCGTTGTATTTTGCGATGTATTACCCTTAAACTTATTTTTAAGGATAGCACAATATTTATCTCTCTCATAACTCATGAAAGGATGTAGTTTCCTGCAGCTCATGGCAATCTGAGGCCATAATACTGGATCGGTGATCTGCTTGTTCCAAGAAGAGAAGAATCTCACGCAGTCTTGAATAATAATAAATGACTCTCTCATTATCTTCTTGCGAACAAGCAGATTTAGTAGGTGGGGGTACCCACCATCTGGTACTTGGAAGTTCTCGTCAAAGTCCTCCAATAGATTATCTATATCACACTCGAACAAATATGTCAACGACTGTTTTCGCCTCAGGTACTCGTTGTACGCTAGCTGCTTGTCAGTGCTGAATAGGTCGCCTACCCAGAGCTTCTTTCCATCCACGAAGTTCGACACTAAGAAAGTCAGGGGGTCCTCGTGCTTTGAGAGCTTATAGAACATGTACTTGTCCTTGCGACTCTCAAATGTGGACTCCGAAGCGCGCGTCTTTCCATTGTACTTAAAGTAGTCGTAGTCGGTCGTGAAGTGCATGCTTATGGCGTTGTAAAGCTTGTATGCTTCAAAAGGTGTCATTGCTCATTCTGATCGCTAGTGTGTGACGCTCAATCTCCCATAAGTAGCTGTAGGGAGTGTCCTTGTAGTTCTCGAACCACGGACCGCCATCGGTGTAGTGAATGGCCTTTGGGTTCTCTAGGTGGTAGTAGTTGTCTAGGCAGTTCCAGTCGAGAGGAATGGATCCTATGCTTGGAGCCCAGAGTAGCTGGTGCATCTCCCTCCCCGGATTATGCGTGTTAACGTACTCAGGTGTCAGCATCCTGCACTCAGCGCAGTTGAACAGCATCAAGCTCGCCCAGTTCTTTCTCCACATCGAGTGCTGGCTCACACCGTCCATCTTTATCTCCGTATGGGGAAGGTAAGTCGGGTGCTTCACGACGCTGACTGGGTGCTCTCTCAGCTCTGGGTAGTGTCGAAGTAAGTTCTCTGGATCTTCGAGAAAGATAAAGTCGCAGTCGACGAACAGGGCCCATCCAGTGTAGTTGTTCAAGTAGGGCACCGTGAATCGAGTATAGGTGAAGTCGGTCGACTGAGTAGCTTCTCGAGGACGAGTAAACTCAGGTATACCAGCGCTGCTGAGCTTGTTGACTTTAGCAGAAGAGCGTATCTCTATTGAGCTAGCGCATACATCATATGCTAGCTGCTCTCTCGGATCGTGCCCTACGTAGATCTTTAATGTACTCATCTCTATCACTCTTTATCTCATCTAAGCTCCAGAAGCTCCCATCGCACCATGGAAATTGCCAGTAAGCCAACTTCTTCGTTGCAGTGTGTATAGTCATCGGTACTCCAAAGAGCCTAGCTATCCAAGCGCAGCTTCCCTGATAGCCGATGAAGTACTTGCACTTCTCGAAGCTCTTGAAAGCTTCATCTATTGGAGTCCTGTAGTCGACTATCTTGTACTTTCTCTCTAGTTCTTCCCACTCTTCTTTATCAAGTCCATCTTTGAAGGACTTTCCGATCTCAGCTAGACTCTTTTGATTTCTAATCGGAGAGCAAACTAGAGTATCTACTGGATCTACTTTGACTTCTGGAAAGTATATGTTATGCAAGATCTGCTGTGGATCCATGATCTTGATGTCATAGTTAGTGTGCTTGTAGGGAAGGGCCCTCTCATACCTGTGCTTGATCTTAACACCACTTAATTTCATGTAGTCGTATATGTACTGAGCTCTCTTGTCTGGAGTTTCTGGAAGATCATCTTTAGGAAAGCTCCAGAAAAAAATTATAGTTACTTTCTCACCCGTAATCTCATGCATGTTCTGAGCGTAACAGAGAGGTGATATCATGTCACCGTACCCCGACATTCCCTTCCACTCTATGATCATACTGGAAGTCTTGCTCCAGTCCTCTTGACCATCTTGAGCCCCTCAGCTTCAGCTTGTATCTTGGACTTGAGGGCCGCGTTCTGCTTGATGATGTCCGCGATGGTCTCGATCTCTAAGTTGTTACTCTCGCAGTAGTAGACGACTGCGTCGATGTACTCCACGTTCTTCTCTCTGACTATCATCTCGATCGCTAGAACTAACTCAGATGGCTGCTTCATTGACGCTATCTTCATTTGAAGTACTTCTCCAGTTCGGGAACTATATCAGCTATATTCTGATTTCTTATTATATCAAGTTTCTTAGTAATGTCAACAAATTTCTTGAACTCTTCTTTGTAGTAGCTCTCTGAGTTCATGAACTTTGAGACTCCGAGAAGTATACTCTCGAACTCCCTCGCTATAGATTGAGGCTGGTTCTTATGCGCCCAAGTTATGTAGTCATCGAACTTAGCGTCTACCAGCATCTTGACTTCATCTGGCAAGCACTTGATATTATAGTGACGAGGCCTATGGCATAGGTGCTGATTGACGATCTTTCTTAGCTTAGTGAGGTGGTTGAACTTGAACAAATTGCTTTCTGTCAACTTCCACTTCATAAACTCAGGAAGATGAAACACATTGATCGGCGTTATAGTATATGCCAACCAGCAAATGAAGTTGATATCTTCGTTGGTTTCAATCTTCAGCATATTCTTGTATACTGTATCCCAGTTTGCTGGATATCTCTGATATTCAAACACATCACCAAAACCATCAATTGATGCTCCCATGTAGACCGTATCAAAGTTCTTCCACAGATCAAGATACTTATCAGTGATGTTTGTTAAATTTGAATTGTACTCTAACTTGATATTCTTGCTGTAACCAAGCTCTACCAATCTCTCAAGCGATTTAAGATGGTGCTCAATTAAGAGGGGCTCACCGCCGACGATCATGTACTTCTTTGCGTCTTTTGCAAATTTATCGAACTGCTTAAAGAAAGATGGAGAGTCGATGTACCAATCATATTGATTAGTTTGCCATCTTCCTTTTTGATTTTTGCTTAGAACAATCGTCTCGTGGCTATCTTCAAATGTACTCGTATTATAAGCTTCAACGTAGTCGGGGTACCAACTATGCGAGTCAGTCGGACCGCACATCCTGCATTTTAGATTGCAGAAGTTTCCGTATCGGATATCAAAGTAGTCTATCGAGATATCATCAGTTGGTATCTCACCATCAGCAGATGTCAGAGGTACGACTTTCTCCTCTACTTTATTCCACTGCATGTTCTCCCATTGGCGACGAGATGTTATGCCGCTGGTCTCTTCTTGCTTGCATCTCTCGCACTCGGGGTGCCACTCACCTCTGAGCATAGAAGCTCTGACGTCCTTGAGGACGTCAGAGTTCCTAGATTCATCTATGTCATCTTTGCCCGCATTATATGGCGCGCCGTCTTTCTTTCTCAAGATACCTTGGTTCTTAGTATATGAGTTAGCGTTACAGCAGATCCTGAGATCGCCGTTATTGCGTATAGATACGCCGTTCCAAGGAAGCGGGCAGAATGTTTTCACTTGCGATCAACGAAGCTCTTGAGTTCTTCTGCTAGAAGAAAGATATCGGACTTCGTGGGGTACTGGAGCTTTGAGATTGTAGTCTCGCGCTCAGCTTCATCTCGAATTTCTCGTGCTCTTTCGAGAGATGCGTAGTAGTCGCTCGTCAGCTGGTTCTGAGCGAAGTTAAGAAGATCAAACCTGATCTCAAATGCTGTCTTAGT